CTTGGAAGGCATGACTCCAAACTTGTGCCCATGGAAGGTCTTCTCCATCGGGTGCGGGTAGGAATCTGATTACTGCGTAACCATTGCCCGCTTTGTCTACTTCTGGTTTCCAAAGACGCTCGTCGGCACCTCTGACCTCAGTCTTGTTTAGTGACTCTGCCTTAGAAAGCAGGTCAGTATAACTTGACTTTTTAAGTGAAGCAAAAGACATTGTATTCTCCGTATTGTGTGTATTGTACTGTATAGTCGTACGTTCTATTTATAGCAGAAAAGGAAGTCGTTGACAAGGCTTTCAGACTTTTCCTTGCCAAACTTTTGTGCTAAGTAAGGACCCACTGGATCCAATCGAGTCATATAAGTATCAAAGTCCTTATATATGTTCGTGTCTGTCCCTTTCGGTTGATTATATTCTATCATCTCTTTGTATTTTGTCAAGTATTTTTTAAATGTGTCGAGGTGCTCATCAACATCTGACATAGGGCAATATCTGACATATATGTTCTCTGAGAAGTGATTACCACGTTCAAAGAAACGGTAGTTCTCAGTACATTTTGGTAGGTCATCTACACCAAAAAGATACTTCTCTGTAGGGTGTTGGAAGTCAAAAACTATGATGACTCTCTTCTCTGTGAACCCCATGAGATCCATACCAAAGCAAGGTAAATTTGCTCCAGTGTTAGGATATATTATTGTATTATATACGTGCGTCTTGTCACTCCATATATCTACTTCTCTAGACTTAATAAAGTGTTTGTTCTTGTATATCTTAGCAGTTAGATTAGTGCCTTTGCCTTCCCACTCTGCCCATGTATTTTGATATTCTAAATCAGGGAATGTCTCCCATACTGCCTCTTTCCAGTTCTTCCATAAATTCATTCTTCAACACTCTCCAATTCTTCAATAGCATCAACTGGTACTTCGTTACCACCTATGTTATACCAGTGTACACCGTCTCGTATACCTAGGTATGATAGATCACTAAAACTATGTTCTCTTAGCATAGCTTGTAATCTATAATGTATTAGTTCAGTTCTAGTTGTGGGGATCATAATATTTAATCAAAAGTGCTGTACCCGCTATGAGTACAACGATAATAATGGTGGCGATCATTTTGCTTTCTCCAAATCTGCGATCATTTTTTCTACCTGATCTTTTAACTGATTATAGAAGGTTGTGTTTACATGCTCAGGTTTCATGCCTAACAATGTTGCTGCTTCACGTACCTGTGCGAGAATCCTTTTTGCTTCGGGTCTCTCTGATAGTGTAACACGCATAAACATTGTCTGTTGAAGATCTATGAGTTCGATCAGTTTCATCAGTTGTTGAATCTTCTGATCTACTGTTAGTATAATACCCATACGATTGATGTCAACGTATAGATCCTGCATTCTTTTTAACTCGTCCTGAACAACGTCAGACTCGAAGAACTTCATAAGTACAACTCCTTGAGAATTTTACGGTGTTTATCAGTGCTATTTATTTTTAAAAGAGGAACGTATTTAATGATCTTCTGTTTAGCGTCTGTCCATACTGGGTCGGTTGCTTTGATATTCTGAGTGAACTCGAACATCCGTTCCATGATGACTACTGACTCTAATGTTATTTTACCACCTAACCATAATTTAATCAAGGTCGGGTGTGGTTTACCTGTGAATAGATCGTTGAAGTTATCACATGACTCCTTCATTGTATCAGCATCACTTTTAAAAATATATGACAATGATTGTAGTTTCTTTATATAGTCCAGATAATTCCTCTCACCATGTGCGGTCATCGACCCAATCCACTCACTATTTTCCTCTACAAAATTAGCAAGATAGAACTTTGCTAGTTCCTCCTCGTCATACTTACGTGATAGTTTTATAAAAAAATATTTGTCCTTTCTCTTATCATAAGTTTCTTGCTTTGCCTTCGCATAATGATTCTTTGAGAAATCATATGTTTTAGTTTTGAAGTGATTACGCATGGCAAGATACATGCGATAGGCTTCGTATCCTGTCACAGTGCTAGGAAACCACGACTCCCTTTCTTGATGAAGTTTAACTTCTGTGCTTCGTACTTAAGTTTCTCTTTAAGTGGTTTGTTTATTAATTTATTAACCCCTTCTATCTCAATAGATTTCTCTTCACAATACATCACGATTGCTTCAATATAATTAAGTGAACCATCTTTTACGATGTTCTCAATCTCAAGCGAAAACTTGCTCGCAGTCATAAAATTTTCCTCTAGGGCATCATTAATTTTACCAGTCGCCATGGATCTCCTTGTAATAGTCGATGTACTCTTTTAATTTTGGTACGAACTCTAGAATGTTATCCTTTACAAAGATCTGGGGTGTCCCTTGTTCAGTAGCGATGATAGTTACAAGTTGTTTTACCTTCAAACCTGTAAGTTCTTGAAACATTATAGCATAAGCGGTTTCTTGTGAAAAGTAGTCCTGTATCCACTCTTCACGTTTGTACTTAGTTGACGTTTTAAAATCAATAATCGCTAATTCATTATCATATTCAGCAATACAGTCAACTCGTCCTGCGAGTTTCAATGTGTGAGAATATAAAGATTCTTCTAGTGCGTGTATATTATTTATCCTGTCAATATAAGGACGTATCTGGTGAAACATACCTAATGATAACACGTCATCCCTGTATCTGTCCAGAGGTTTGTTACTTAAGTAATCTTCTGCTAACTTATGACACTTGTTACCACGTGTAGTAGCTCTCTTAGATATAGCATTAGCTTCATCCTCACCAACTTTACGTCGCCATTTTATGATACTATCTTTCTTCTTCTCACCTATTACAGTTGTAACAGAAGGGTAGAAATTACCTTCAACTTGGTAACGTCTACCCTCTGCTGTTGTCTTTGCTTTTAAGTTTGGAAAGTTATGTAGATTTAGATGTTTAAAGTCCAAGATTCAATTTATTAATCAGATATGATTTCACCAAACCTGATCGGATGATATCTTGTATACCAAACTCTACCATTTCAAATTCATCCATACCTTGAATGATTTTCATGAAGTCTAGGATACCGTTCCTCTCGTTTGTTTTGACAAGATCAGTTTGTGCTGCGTCACCCGCAAAGATAATCTTTGTGTTGACACCTAGTCTAGTTATAATACTATCTAACTCGTGAAAATTCAAGTTCTGTGACTCGTCTACTAATACGATAGAGTTGTCCAGTGTAGTACCACGTAAGAAAGATGTTGACCAGAATGAGATAGTCTCTTGTGCTTTTAGATTAGCATATAGCATATCAAAACTAGCATCATCAGGCATCTTGAACATATAACGTACCATGTTCTGATATGGTATCTGATATAGTTCTGCCTTATCATCATGGTCACCAGGTAAGAATCCAATCTCTCTGGTAGGCACTAATGATCTGACAATGTATAGTTTATCATAAGATGACTGCTCATTAAGGATCTCTTGTAAAGCTAGGTACACTGCGATAAAAGTTTTACCTGTACCAGCTGCTCCATATAGATAGAGATTCTTTTGCTTGGAAAACGCATCAAAAACTTTCTCCTGACTTGGAGTCAGGGGTTTTATCTGAGTTAGATATCCTGAGTTAATCGGTTTGCGTTTCATTTGTCTTTTGGTCAATCCAACCATAGAAGGTTGTTTCTTTTCTTTAACTGGCATAGACTAAGGAGCCTCGAATTTTGCGTAAGGGTGGTGTTTTTTGACATTACGAAGTCGGTCTTTAAAACCATCAGGTAACTTGTCCTGATAGTCCCCAACTCCAGAAACCGCGTCTGCGACTCCTGCGTTCCAATCTTTATCCCAATCAGGGTGGTTGTCTCGCCACTCTTCATATTGGGCAATAGTCATAGAGAGTTCTTTCATCTCTCCTGTCTTTAGATTTTTTACTGGGTAAATTGCCATTATGTTGTCCAATCAAGTGCTTCTGCTACGGTAGGGAACTCTCGTATGAACACCTTACGACATGCTTCAGCAATGTCCATGTGTTCTTTTTGAGTTCCATGAGCAGATCTTAAATTTATATAGTGAACCCACGATCTACATGAACCTGTCATATAGAGTTTGGTAGGAGTTGCTAACGGAAGTACAAATCTAGCACATTCTTTAGCGACACCTGACCGAATAAGTTCATTATATAAGTCTACTCCTTCAGCAAAATATTTCTTTATCACCTTCTGTAGTCTAACTCTCTCCTCTGGGTCTATATCATCTATACTATTCTGTCTGTTCTTATCGTCCTGTCTTCTCAAGTCTGGTATGGGTATCTCACCCAGTAAGTTAGTATTAGCATATCGCTGACTAAACTCTTGGAACGTAAATGACCTGTGTCTCAATATCTGTGCTGCTAGACCTCTAGTGGTTGTAATCTCTAGTGTCATAGTTGCTTGTTCAAATACTGACCAGTGTTCATGCTCAATACAGTATTTAAGTAATCCTGCCACTTTAGGGTTTTCCTGATTATTGGGGTTGGATACTCTTGCGATGAACCCCATAGTTTGTTCAGCATCAGGGGTTATTGATATTAGTTTGACTGGTGTCGGTCTCAGTTTCATTACGCTGTGATGATGTATGTTGATAAAGTGCCTCGAAGATCTCGTCTGCTAAATCGTCGATATCTTCTGTTTCTGACTTAAAGTCAAATAAGTCATTTTTTCGGTTTTGTAGCTCCTTTATTTGATGCGTCAATGTACTTTTTGGCATCGAAGAGTTTTGCTGTGACATTTCCACTTGTGTACTCTATGCTTTGTAAACTACCCTTACCTAGGGAATCATAGTAACAATCAAAAATATTGACCTTGAGACCAATAATAATATCATGATGTTCAACTCCATCTGTCATATAAGTGACAATGTAAGAATTACGAGGAAGTTTAGGATTGTCAGCGACTTTCTTATCGCAATCAATCTCTAGAACAACGATATTGTACTTATCTTGTTTTTCTGGTACATCGTCATTCTTTGCCCAAACGGTCACCCTCTACCACCCCACTCAATTTGAGGGAATGCTTCAGATACAACCGCTTTGGTCACTCTATACTTAGATTGAAGATCCTTGTTACAGGCAAGAACGAATAAATCCGCTTCTGACTCCTGTAGACCCTCTAGGAGTTGTATAAACAACTTTTCTCTATGCATAGAGGAAAGAGTATCATCGCCACCCTTAAAGAAGCGATAGAACCCTTTATACTCATGATCTAGTCGAGTATGCTCCGTTCCTGCGGGTGCTTCGTTCCTTTTGAATGGTACGTCACCCTCTGGGAGCATGAACTTGAGTGTCTCATCAAAATTGATGATCATTAGTGCTCTAAGTCCATTGTTGTTGTACTTTGTTAATAATTCTACTTTCTCTTTCTTAGTCTTAGCAGAAGAGACTTGTTGTATGATTTCTGTCAACAACGCATCATTTGGTAATTTTTTCGCCATAATAATGTTACCTTATCAAATCAGTATACTATCAATCCTCCTCTTCGTCAAGTAGTAGGTCATCATCCATGAATTTAACTGCTAGCAGTTCTTCATTGACATATGCTCCGTTACCATCTAAAAACTCAGGATGTAGGTTATCTAGTTGACGTTTATATGTATTTTTGTCAACGGTATCTTTATATATCCATCCTATCACACCACCTAATCCAAAGGCGAATAGGGTGCTGATACTAGCAACCCATAGTAATAAGTTAATTTCCATTGCTCTCCGTGATGTCAAATTTAATTCTTAATCGACACCTCCACTTAAACAAAGGGAGGGTCAAATCAAAGTCTACGTTACTTCGTTTAGTCCTCCTTCTTCGTGGGAGCATTAGCTCTATGCCTTTATTTAGCGATGGATCTCTTCCTTCTGCCTGGTCGGTGATCCCACTCGTATCTTTTGGCATCTTCAATAATTCCCCTCAAGTATTTTAAAATTTTTCTCGCTTCTGGTTTGCTGAGAAAGTGGTACGCTTCACGTAGTTGAACGTGTTCTGAATCTTTACCGCCCTTAATGTACTCCTCAAGGTCGTGTGCGGTGCCTTCTATCGCCTTAGCAGTAGTTGACTCCAAAAACTCTAAAACAGACTTTCTAGTCGCTTTAGAGTGCTGTAGAAGAGGATATATCTTGAATAAGAATCTCTTTTCTAGTATTGCTACGTCCATTGCTTTTTCAGCAAGTTCGTAAACATCGTCAATAGGTTTAGACAAAGTTATGCTCTCTTAAGTAATGTACTGTATCGGTACAACCACCAAGTTTTTTACCATTACATGTGACTTGGGGAAAAGTTGCCCCATTGCCAAATTCCTCGTAAAACTCAAGTCTGTTGAAGTCCGTATTCAGATCATATACCACATGTGGTAATTTGGCAAGTGTCAATACTTGCTTGATGCGGTCACAAAATGGGCAACCGTCTTTTGAGTAAACTGTAAAGTTCATTGAGGCACTTCGTAATTGAACCATCCAGTAGCTATATATTTCTCTTCTATCTCTGATATCTGCCCTTTGTGAACATGTGTCCACGATGCTGGCCAAAGTGCGATTCTCCCCACAATCGCTTCCATGGTAAACCCTTGCTCAAGGAACATAGTTCCTCCATCTGAGCAATTATTAAGAAATATACTCCATGCCAAAGCACGTGTTGTTTGTGGATTTGGATAATTCGTAAAATTGGTCGTTTCATGATGCCACAACTTAAAACCGCCTTTTGGTTTATAGTGTTGTATGTTGAAACTGTTAAATAACGAAAATCGGTCAGTATGTTTTAAATTCTTATGTTCTTTCTCGTATTCGCCAAATGCCTTAGATAGAGCACCATAGATTATCTTATGAGTAAAACTGGACTCCGAAAATCGCGTATATACGTCTGTGGAGTCTTTTAACTCAGGATCGACAAAACCATACCCTATCTGTCCCGCTTCCTTTTCGGGATGTTTGTTAAAATATTGAATTATGACATTACAATCATCGGCAGTCAAAATGTCATCATATATGCCAATAAAGTTCATTTAATCATCGTATACTAAGCACTCAGGTTCATCTGGGTGTAAATCGCAAAATAGCTCTAGAGCGTTTGGGTCGTGATGATCTCCTGCTTTGATCTCATCTTTGTGGTGTTCAGCATATTCTTGTAACTCTTCCAACTCCACTTTTAAGTGTCTTCTAGCAGCTGCTGAGACAGTGGGATCATCTACGTGGTCTGAGTCATACTGAATGTGTTCTTCGATAGTTTTCATCGTTTCTAACCTCGTGTACACTACTATTTATCTAAAAAACCCTACAGCGAAAAAATACCCGAAATATTTTTTCCACTTTTCTGGGCACAGAAAGTCGGATTTCCCTCAGTATAGCATAAAAAAAGACCCCTGTGAAGGGGTCATGATCCATCTCGAACCAATGTATCTATAATGCGTTACCTCTTGGCAACACTTCCTCTGGGAACACAAAGTTCTCGTGAGGTTGGTCAACAGATGACATCCATG